TCGTATCACTTGCTCCAATAACTCCGAAAGCGGAGTGGCAAAATGATATTCCTCTTTTTGCGGATGGCGTTTTTGTTGTCTCGTCTCGTTCATAGTTGAGGCGTTGTTTGGTTAATTGTAGTGGAAGATTGTCTTGGTTGCAACCCTCCTACTTGCGAAACGGCTGACGGTTCAACGGGAGCCGTCTTTTTCTCCTGCATCTGCAATGATTTCAAATGTTGCATATCCAATTTCAAATGTTCCAAAAGCAAAACTCGTTCTGCGTCTTCAATCTCCACATCACCGTCCAAAAGCTCGTTGTGCTTCAAGATATGTTCCTCGTTCAGAAACTCAATAGGCGTGCCTTCGGGAAGCGTCTCAACCATAATCTTCGCAGTCTCCTTGTTTGCAAACAACTGATGTTCGCTTTCTGCCATTCGGATTGACGATGAGAGGCGGTTTTCTTGAAGGTCGGCAATGTTTGAACCGAGCGCTTCAACATACTTTTCATACACTTTCTTCAACGAAATATCTATAATCCCCGCCTGCACAAACGGCACGGAATCACGAAGGATCTGGCTCCACAGCGTAACCAGTTGCGCCTGTGTCATCGGCATAAGAAGCTGTAAATCCAAATCCATATCCACTTCGCTCTCAAAGAAATTGGGCGATACCGTTTTCTTGATATAAGTATTTCCCGTGCGAACTTTGAACTCTTTGAAGCGGGCTTTGAGAATACGAGTTCCCTTATCCCCTTTGACTTTGCTCTCGCGCGAAAGCGGAGAAGAAAAGTATTGCTTACATAACGAGAACTTCAACTTGATTTCACCGTGCAGAAGCGCGTTACGATACAAGAATGAAAACTCACGAAGCCGCTTCAATGCCGCTTCTCGGATAAACGATACCTCGGTGGCAGTAAGCGTCTGTCCGCTGGATTCTATTCCCAGTATGCGTTCATCCACGCCCACCGCGCGCTTGTACGCCATTTCATGCCTGTCCTGAATGGCGAGGTCGCTGTTAGTAATTCCCGGGATATTAAATTGCTTTGGCACGCCGCCTTTGGTGCGGATAATGGAAAGAGGTTTGAGCGCGAGTTGTTTCTGGTCTATCTCATCGTTCACATCCGAGAATGCGGGAGAAAATAGTGATATTTTCTGCCTATCCGACATCATTTCTCTGAACTTCTTCAACGCTTCCGTTTCCGAGAGTCCGATTTCAATGATGCCCGCCGCATAGAACTCATCTTTTGAATACGGAGAATACGGAATATGCGTAAATGGAATCCGCTTATGAATGTAAGGAATCGGTTTAGAATCTGCTTTCGTATCCACTCGCGCGGGATAACCGTTAATCAGAATCTCGTATGAATCTAACGCGCCGCTTGGAGACATCATTCCGTGATTCCAATAGTGCAAAATTTCAACATACTCATCACTCCACTCAAATCCAGGAGCGAAGAAATGATATTGGCTCGCTCCTTCAAATTCTGTCCCTCGCAATCCCTTGCCGTCTGTCTCCGCTATTTGCGTAGTCGCCTGCGCTTTCACTTTTGAAAGCAGGCCGGTTGTTTCTTCGATTTCCTTAAAGTTCACAAGATTGCCATATACTTCTTCCGCCTCATCGCGTCCCATTACTTCTATCTCAATCAAATCGCGGTAATCGTTAAATCTCGCGAGGTCGTCCACTAAGATAAGATACGGCGACACACGGAATGTTTTGGGGTCATCAAACTCATTGACGGTCTTTTTATTCCATTTGAACGAATCGTCTTTAGGATTGTATTTTTCAATCTCCCAAATCGTGCGCGGCTTCTTGCAATAAATAGTTTTGAGAAATCCGTTCCCGAGCTTAAATGCGTCCAAGCGGGCAAAATAAAGTTCCAAATCAAGATTGCCTTTCTCGCTTATATCCGAATACAAATCGCGGAGGTCTTCGGCTTTGGATGACGGGTCATCCTTATGGCGGATAATGGTCGGAATGACTTTGCCATCCACAAAAGCGGACTGCGCCGTCTTTATGGTCGCAAAAGCCCATGTATCGGGAAGCGTGGAGCGCCATTCATCTTCGCCTTTCTTCTTTTCCGAGACCATCTTGTAGATTTGTTCGGCGATAGGCCAAAAACGCGCGTATGGTTCTCGCGCTTTCAGCATCTTTTCCGCTCTTTCAAGCAGATAATCTCTGCGTTTTAAGATTTTTGCGGGAATTGCCACTAAAAACTCGTCTGTTTTGTGTAAGTATCTACCTAATTAAAAAGAAATGCAAGTAATTTCATCAAATCAAAGTTCTCTCCGTGCTCTTACCCCATAAGAATCTGTCTTTCTATGACAAGAAACACACAATGTCCTCCCATTATCAATCGCAAAACGAAGTTCGGGATACAGAGCAAATGGTTTTATGTGGTCTGCGTGAAACTTTACGGTCTTTCCTTCGCCATTTCTTGCCCCGCACCAAATACAAATGTAATTATCCCTCTCAAAAACTGACTTCCTCCATAACTTGTATTCACTGGAATCACGAATACGGCTATTGATAGAAGTTAATCCTCCTCTCCAAGAAGGACTCTTCTCACCTGTGCGTCCCTTATTCCATTTACCAAATCCTCTTTCTTTTGCAATTTGACTTATCAGTTCCTTACGAGCTTGTGTGAATGGTTTGTTCTTCCTATTTAAATGCTTCCTACCCAGATTTCTACCAATGCTTTTAAGACCAATCTTCCGCTTCGTTTCTTCTGATAACTGTGTCCCCTTCCTCTGACCCAAATGAGCTATACTCATATTCCTCCTAGCTTCTTCAGACACAATTTTCCCTCTGTGGGCATTGCCTATCTTTTTCTTTTGCTCATCTGACATTTTCTTCCATTTCTTCATACGTTCATTATATCAATACACACTCGTAATTTGAACTATCTCATTGTTAGAAAGCTCTCTCCTCCTTTCTCCCATAAGAGGTTCATTGTCGCCAAAAAAAGACAAACTCAAAGCATCAGCAAGATCAGGAGAATCAAAGCCGTAGACTGTCTTTGATTCAGATTTGCTCATTATCTGAATCTTGCCCGCTCCTGTCCGTTTATAGCGAATCGTAAGCAACTGCTTCCAATGAGGATGATTCACCAGCTGGCCGCCTTTCAGAATCCACTCGCGAAGCCGCCAGTACAATTCCGCGCGCATATTCACGAATCGTTCGGGATCGTCCGCTCTTTCGCCGACATTAACCGCTCTCGGCCTTTCCCCCGATGAGAGAGAGATTTCCATTCCAACATTGCTTCCGGCGCCGAATGAGTCAATCACCATTCTTTCAACTGAAATACTATAATGGATTCCGAATGTCAATGCCTTATCGGCAATGCCTTTCGGAGTGGAGAACTGTTCCTCCAATACTATCTTTGCCATAAATGCGTCTCGGACAACCATTGCCGTTTTATTCGAGCCCTCACCCGAAGGGTCTATGCCGAGCGCGGGACTCTTGAACGAGCCGACATCGGGGCAAAACTTTAATTCAGCTTCCGAAAGCAGGGGCATCCAGCCCTTCAAGTCCATCCCCTCCGATTTCGGAAACTCGCCTTGTACTTTCCAGCGAAATTCGTCCGACTCGCGACCATATTTCGCTATCGTTTCCTCTACGAAATCGCGTCTTACGATAGGGCTTTCCTCTCCATTAAACGCAAAAATCGTCCATCTATCTTTGAACTTGGTATGAGTTTCGTAAAAGAAGCCCTCCAAACGAGTTGGGTTCCCGACAAGAACGACAAGAGTGTTTTCACCCGTAAGCGCGCCTTCACCCGCGCTGAAGATGGCGTCATCTATCGCCGAAGCTTCATCACCCAAAAGACAGACATATTTGCCGTGTAAACCGGCAAACGCTTCGGGCGTTTCTCGCCTTGCAGTCCTTGCTCTCGCCCACCATATTTCAGGGGCTTCCGCGAGCCGGTACCTGTCGGTTGTCCATTCAAACGACTTCTTAATCGTTTCAGGCAATTTTTGATTCCATACCGAAAGTTCTTTCCATAAAACATCATAGAGCTGGTCCGCAGAGGGGGCGGTACAGCCGATTTGCGCCCGATAATGGGTAAAGAGATACCAATGAATAAGCCACGAGAGCAGAGCGTCCTTGCCAATCCCATTTCCCGACCTTACGGAAATGCGATTTTTACCTGCCTCTATCGCTTCAAGAACTTGTGTCTGTTGCCACGTTATGTGCTGTCCAAGCACAAACTCGCCATAACAATTGAAGGTATGCTTGTGTTGTTTCTCGCAGATAAGCGGTTGCGGAAAAAGCCCCCAGAACTCCTTAATCAGAAATATCGGGGAGCGGAATAATTTTTGAAAGTACTCTTTTTGTTTATCCATAAAAGACGGTCTTCCGAAGACGGCTACCCCCACCCCCCTATACCCCCTCCTTCGTATATCCTACCACCCTATTTTAGTGCAATTCATACACGCGGGTCGGCGCAGAAACTTATTGTATTTAAGAAATTGGTTGCTGCCGCACTCCTCGCACTTCAAATCAGAAACCATCGTATATTCCTCGCCATTGATAACTTCCGTCTTGGGCGCGTAAGGGTTGAACTCCTCATCAAGATTTGAGGACTTGCGGCGAGCTTCAGAAAGCATTGTAGCGTCAAAAGTTTGTAAACCGTTTTCGTCCGTTGTAGTACATTCGGCGATGAGAGAGCGGGGTTTTGTGGGTACATTCTGCTTTGTACCCGCAAATAACTTACTGCGAATATACTTTGAACCACCCTTTTGCTTTATTTCCGCTAATTGTAAATCGCTTAATCGCAGGAGAAAGGTTTTTGTATATCGTTTCATCAGTTCATTATGCCAAAAACGATATACAAATAGCAACTGGGAATAGCAGTTATGGGTACAATTTAAGCCGAAAGTAGGCGTTTTAGGCCGAAAATAGGCGTTGGTTTACTCTTATCTGTTCCACCACCCGCCTCCATTTGCGGTATTACCCCACCCCCCATATCCCCCTCCTTTATGGCTCAACCGAGGGATTTTCCACCTGTTGACTCTTGTTGTTATTAACAGTGTTTGCGTCTATGGCGCTTTGTTCTCCTTCTTGCGGCTCCGATTCAATATACTTCAACAAAAATGCGCCCAAAGTCTCCACTCTCTGCGTTGGGCCGCCTGTGAGAAGCTGTGCTTTGTCAAACATTACTGCGCCGCCTGCGATTAAATCGCGGGTGGAAATGTCCTTGATTGTCGTCTTTTTTTTAAGCCTTCTATTGACTTCTGAAAAAGAGTGTGACGCACCCTGCATGAGCTTTTTTGCAAGAGGTTCGCGCCATTTTGCGATGACAGCTTGGAACGATTTTGCTTTCACAAGCGTGCCGTTTTGAGCGTAAGAAACGCTTGCGCCTACTTGTCTCGCAGCCTCTGTTATCGTTAACTTCCTACCTTCACTAGCAGCCTCTACGAGCTTTTCTGCCGTCCTTCCTGCAAGAAATATAGCCATCTATGATAGTTTTTAACTCTTATATGAGTAGTTTTTAATATCTTTTTAGCGCGGTTTTACGTATTTGCGTCTATTACGAAAAGGCATTTTATCAGTTTCCCCAGGGAAATTATTACCACACAAACGAAATAAAACGGCAATAGTTGAAATGTGGCTATGTTATACCGTCAAACAGCTATCCCCATTTTTCGCCTGTTTCCCCCTTTACATATCCGCACGCCTGCGGTAGACTCTACCATAGAGAGAGACGAGCCCTCCAGTTCATCTCATCATCTAGTAGCTTCATAATACATTACGCCGCCGCAACCGCGCAAGAGTCCCGCAAGGACTCAAACGATAGGATAGCGGGCGGCGGGCTACTTCCGAACCCTGACAACTTCATACACAAGCGATAACCCATAAAACTATGGAAGCAACAAAAATAATCATACCTTTCAACGCCACCACTGGCATTGAATATCAAGGCGGCAACATAGCCGCGTTACTTAACGGAAACTTTGAGTCGCCGCGATTTGCGACCTTTCGTCAATGGCTTACAGCCGGGCGACAAGTGCAGAAAGGACAGCACGGCATTTATTGCCGAGCGTTCGGGACGGCAAACGAGAAAGACGAAAAGACCGGCAAAACCAAGCGTTCATCTTACTTTCGCGGCTTCGTCGTCTTTAATGAGGCGCAAACCGAGGAAATCGTACCCGTTGCATAGATTATTACTCCGCTTGTATGAAGTTGTGAGCGTTCGCGCTCTGTTCTTTGATAACGGCAAGAGTAGATTTATGAGAAAGTTCTCGTGCGAAACATACATGAAAAAAGAAAATGCGGTAAAGATTACGCGAGGCGTGGGAGGCAGGGCATTTCCGTCAGATTACAATTGGACTTGCCGGAATGGACATGAGTGCCGAAGTTTTGAGACGAGTTGCTACTCTTGCGAGATGGACGCGGAGCAGGCAAAGATGATAGTGAAGTGAAACGCGCGCCGAGTGCGGGACGACATGAAATTATCAGCTTACTAATTTACACAATGACAAAAAACGCCTACGAAAACTCTTGCAAAGAAGTGGACAAACTAAAACGCAAAGCGGCAAAAATAAACAAAACATTGGTTCATGTCATGGTCGTGATTATGACGAGAATTAAGCCAAGAAAAAATAAATAAACATGAAAGAACCAATCACCGAGAAACTAAAATATCTCTTTTCCAAAATCAACTGGGGCGCGTCTTTCCTTGACGCGAGAGCTATTGAGATTATGAACACTATCGGAAAAGAGATTGAAGAAGCTGAGGACAAAGCATTTAGGTACGATAGCGTAAGCAAATGAGCCGGACAATTATCGGAAAAGTGTATCTCATAAAACTATGAAAATCCCCCAAGATATCGGCTTCACCCTCGGCCATCCCTTGCCCTCCTACAAGCGCGCCCTTGCCCTACAGCGCGCGAAATATGCCCTCATCGCCCTCCTCCTCATTCTCGGCTTCCTTGTGGTCGTGTATCTGGACGGACAATCTGGGCTTATCGGCTAACTTATATTGTCGTGAAAATCACCAAAAGCGAACAAAGAAACCGCTACCATGCCGAGCAAAACACGAGCAACGGCACGATACATGGTTTTGGAAATAGCCCCATAGAGGCAATCAGCGAGGCGCTGTGTAAAATCTGCGGCAATTCGCTATCGTGCGCCCGTTGTCTGGGCGCGAGAGGCGCGCAAATCACAAACGCCAAACTAACGCCTGAAGAGCGCATAATGAGCGCAAGAAAAGCGTCGTTGGCAAGGTGGCGTCCCGTTCACGCGCGTGCGGGAGAACAGCGCGAAAAAGGTCGGACATTAGCAGATAATGAAATAAAACAATGAATAAAATCATCATAGGAATACTCACAATCGCAGTTATCTTGCCGTTTACGGCACAAGCCGCAAGCGTAACGGCCGATATTATCCCAACAGTGTGCAGTTCTGCGGTATTTCGCGGCACAGCTGGCTACAGCGTCCCCGATACGCTCCGAATTAAGCTGAACGAGCAAGTTATCGCGACATTTTCATCAGGTGATAGCTCGTGGCAGGTAACATCGTCTGGGCCGTTTCTGGGACAAAACACCCTTGTAGCGGAAGTGGCAAGCACTACGGCGGGAGTTATCGCGCTCACTTCACAGTCGTTCGGCGCGAACTGCGGTAACATGGACCCAATGGCGATAATGCAAAGCTGGGGACTGACGGGCTATCAAACTCCGTTAGTAAGTGTAGGCGTTACCGTTACGGATAAATACGGGTTTAAGGGCGTCTGCGAACGCTGGATGTCCTCATTTCTCGGTTGCTTCAACATAAGCGACACAGAGGACTATTTATCGGGCATTAGAAAAGCGTTTGGGCTTAAATAGCCGATGGACGATATTAGCTGGGAGCAATTACCGCCTCAAAAATGGGGCGGTTTTTGTATCATTTTCCCCGGGGAAAATCAGAGCCGAGTTACAACATCATCTAAACTTTTGGCAAGAATGTACCGCCCTCCCGCTTTCTCAAATCGCTCTCTAAAGGACACTTGGGCTTCGGACAGTTTGCCTTTTACATCTTTCACCTCTATACCGTAAAGGACACCCATATCAAGGACATATACATCGGGGCTTCCCGTTTCTCCATATCGGACATAGTATCTTTTTCCCTTGTATTCATTCGCATACGCGCCTGTGTTATTCCGCCACCAAAGTTTTTTTCTAAAGGACAAATAATCGGTAATTGCCCGTTGCGTTGTTTTTTCAGTTGAGACCATACTTTTTTCGCTCCTCCTCCGTTGCCCTGTCCCATACAATTTTGTCGCATTTCTCCCGTATCTCTTTTTCGTGGACGCGGGCGTGAATATCGGGATGGAGGGGAATCAGCGAGAACAACTCTTGCAATTTTCGTCCTTGATAGCGCAAGTGATGATGAATTTGAACGGGACATCTGCCTGTGAGCGCGCATTTTTCGTACCACGGCTCGGAGCGTATCTTCACAAGCAATTCGGGCGGGATTCCTTTCGGTTTTGTTTCGGTCATAGTGAATTACCAAAGCGGCGGGGTGGTGGCGGCGATTCTCTGCTCTGCGATTTTGATGTATTCGGGGTTGAGTTCGATGCCGATGTAGTTCCTTCCTAGCTTTTTCGCTACTACTGCGGTGGTTCCCGCGCCCATGAAGCAATCAAGTACGACCCCCCCCACAGGACATCCGGCGAGTATCATAGGTTCAATCAACTTCTGCGGGAACATCGCAAAGTGAGCGTCAGGATAAGGTTCAGAAACAAGAGTCCACACATCCCCCGGATTCTTCCCTTTAGGATTTCTGTCATACACCGTTTCGGGATTCCTACGAATCCCGAAACGGTTAGCTTGTTCCTCCTGCTCCCGCGTCTTTGTTCCCGCCGTGGTGTTGAACTTTTTTGATATTCTTGCTCTTGGCGAACCTATTTTTTCTGCCTGTAATGTGTTGAACTTGCTGTTGTAGTCATGTTCACGATTTCGTTCTAGTCCATTCGGTCTTTTTTCGTCTGTCTCAAATGGGACTCGTATTGAGTTAATATCAAAAAAGTAACGGGACGATTTTGTGAAGAAAAAGACTTGTTCGTATTTGTTTGTTAGTCGGTCAAGTACCGAGCTAGGCATTGCGTTCTTTTTGTGCCAAATTATTGTGTTACGGAGAATCCAATCTCGTTCGCACATTTCTATTGCAAAACGAGAAGGAATCTGGCACAAGCATTTTTCTTGAATCGTTGCCTTCTTCCGGATTCCGGAAGAAGTTTTTTTCAGGTACTCCGATACTTTGTTATCCGTCTTTCCGTTTTTGTTTCCCGAATAGGGATCACCGAGGTTCACAAAGCAAGTTCCCTTTGATTTCAAGACGCGTTTTACTTCATCAAACATATCGCAAAGTTTTGAGATATATTCGTGGAATGTCGGTTCAAGCCCTAGCTGTCCTTCGATGTTGTAATCGCGCAGATTCCAGTACGGCGGACTCGTAATGAGGCAGTCCACGCTCTCGCTCGGGATCCCCCGCAACACTTCCAAGCTGTCTCCGCAAATGATTTGGTTGAGGTATTTTTCCATTATTTGCTTTTAATTCTTATCCATCGGGAGCAGGAACCGCAAATCATAAAAGTTACCTCGTTTCCTTTGCATTCGTGCGTCCCAAACTTGTCCTCGCGGATTGCTTCTTGTAAATCGGAGCGTCCAAGTTGTGCCGCTACCTCTACGAACGCCGCCGCTTTTTCACTATCCTCGCACCGACTCGCAATCAGATACAGCTTCGTAATCCCTATCTCCGCGATTTTCCCTGGGGAAACTGTATCTTTGAACCGCAGAAACACAGTCCGCAGTTTCGTGTCCATTGCGCGGCTAATCTGCAACTCCTCCAAGAAGTCGTCATAAGAGGCGAAAGTTCCGACCCATAATTCCTCGCCTTTGATTCTGCACAGCCGTTTTGCCAGCTCCCAGAACGCGGCTTGGATGTTTCGCGCCAAATTCGCTGTTTCGCGCAAAAAGGTGGTAGAGGGTGCAGGAGGCATAAAAAATGCGCTATAAGTCAATTTTGGGCTTCTGACGGGTATCTACGCGCATCACCGAGCCGTACAACAACCGCTCAAAATTCGCTTTCAACCGCCAGTAATATCCACGCCGACCTTTCGGGAGTTCGCGGATGCGGGCTTTGCAGTAGCGGAGCAGAGTTTTAAGAGTTTGTTTTTCGGTCATAGTTTTTCAAGTAATTCCTCAATGTCCACAATCGTATTATCCCGATAAAACTTATTTTCCCACACGCCTTTCTTCGGAATAAACCGTACCGTTCCCGTTCCATATCAAATATCAAAAATCTTTTCCCCTTTCTCAAAACGCAAAAACGCGGGGTCGGGTTGCCGTTCCACAACTTCCCACTCGTTATCGCACGCAGAGCATTTTATTCGTTCAAAATCCATCTTACCAAGTTTCCTCAAAATCCTTATCGGCTTGACTTGCTTGCTTTACGCTTTCAGGTTCAACCAAACAGCCGTCCACAAACGCCACCTTAAATCGTTTGAGAACTCCTGTCCTCCGATTTTTTATCATCTTCACGAAAGCATCTTTGCCGAACACATCGTCCACATCTTCCACATATCCTTTCGTTGAAAGTTTTTCACGCGAAATACTAATCACCACATCGCTCTCTTGCGCCACACCACTTGAATCCTTAATGTCCGAGTTATCGGGCTCTCTTTTATTCTCCGACAATTTTTTCAGATGCCACAAAAGAACGATGACCACACTCTCCTGAATGGCGATTGTTTTGAGGTCGCGGCAGATTAAACCGATAACCGTTGCGAGAGAATTGGATAATCCGCGAGTATCGGGGTTGCCATCATATTCTCCGAGTAAAAAACCGAGATGGTCTATAAACACGATTTTGCACTTGTACTGTTCCCGCGCTTCCACGATTTTCTTTTTCAACCATTGGAGTTTTCGGGACACATTGCGTTCGGGAGTATAGACGGGCGAAGCATCCACCATTTTTTCATTCTCCTTTCCCATTTCAAGAAACTTCTCCCACATCTCCTGAATGGTAAGCTCAAAAGTGAACCACACGCTTGTTATTCTTTTTTTAAGCAGATTATAGGTAAGCGTCCGAGCCAACAACGATTTGCCGTGTCCCGTCTCGCCGACAACAAGAACGAGGTTGCCGTCCCGAAAGCCGCCTCCGAGCGCGGTATCCAAAACGATAAATCCTGTCGGGTACGCGACAGAAAGGTCGGTAGTGAACTTCTTTGCCGCTTCCGACATCAGCACCACGGGCGCGTCATCCTCTTTCTCGCTCGCCTGTTTTTTTGTTTCTCTGCTCGCTATGGAATTAAAAACAGCACGGAGTTCCCGTTCGGGTAACGGAGGCGTATTCGCCCTATTCCAATTCAAGACGGTAAGCCACACCGCGCTCTCCCACTCCTCGCGCTTGAAAGAGGCAAGAAGTTTCCCGATAAACTTTGCCGCCGTTTCATTGCGGTTTCCTTTTTCCACTCCTTCCGCGACTGTTTTCCAATCCACAGAAGATTTACCAATTTCCACTTGCAAGACATCTGCGGGAAACGGCTGGGGTTCTTCAATAAGCGTCCATTCGTAATTTCCTTTCTCGCCTTTGCTCGGAGGCGCAACCACATACCCGCCGTCTGAACGAATATCTATGCCTTGCCGTATTCCCGCTTTATTCGGCAACCCCTCTAAATAACGGTAATAAAAATGCCAGCCGCCCGACTGCGTCTTTGCCGTAAGTGTCGGAGGTAATCCTTTCGGAGTCCCGCCGTTCTTTACATCCACATCCACCACGGACAAATTTGAGAGCTTGCCCGTTACAATTCCGATACCATTTTGCGTTGCCGAAAACCACTTCACCAACTCCTCTTCGGTAGCGAGACGCGATTGGTATTCTTTCCACGATTCAAGAGCGGGTCTTTTATCGGCTTTCACAGGAATGACGGACACGCCTTTGGAAATGTATTTTTTTGCGGTTTCTAACATCACGAAGTAAGAATAATCAGTTTGTTAAAATTATTATTGAGATACCGCATTGAAGTAAGATTTTGTGAATGAAACTGGTCGGAGAGAACCTTATCCAAAAAGCCGTCATAGTGCCGTAGAACAGTTGTATCGTCTGTCGGCAGTTTCCACTTCACCAGTTGCTCGCGGAACTTCCCCAAAAACTCCGCCCCGTGTTTCTCATTTCCCATTCCGTCCAAAGTGGCGATGTCGCGCTTCTTTTTGAGATGAGCGATAAACTCTCGGACAATGGGGGGGGTCGCCGCCTTTTGTTGCGGGGGGGAAGCCAACTTGCGGTATTCCGCAAAGCTCATAACTTCGGGGTCTTTCTCGGCTCTTAAAAGTTCTTTTGAAAGCGAAGCATCTCTTTTTCTAAGAGTTTCTTTTATAAGAGTTTCTTTTATATTCCGCAACGGTTGCGGTAGATTGGTGTCGTCATTTGCGGTAGATCTTGTCGTCATTTGCGGTAGATTGCTATCTACCGCACTATTTGCGGTAGATTTTAACTTATCTGTAAAAATGTTTCCGAGACGATAAAAGACCCGTCTTCTCCGCCTTTCTTCTGGTGTTTGTAATAATTTCCCCTCTTTATCTCTCGTCTCTATCCAGCCGTGTTTAACGCAACCTGCTATTGCGTAGGAAATTGCCCTACTACTTTTACCGGTTTTTCTCATCAACATTATATGGCTTATCCAGTCCTCTTGTCTTCTCATACCTGTTGTTTCATCAGCAATCCAACCAAGAGTATATCTCGTAACGAGTAAAACGACACGCAATTCCACATCAGACATTTTCTTCATTTCTCCGTTATATAGCCAATTAGGAGTTGGCGTTGTGTTTGGTATAAACGACATATTTTTACACGCAAAGAGCAGTAGTACGCTGAAACTGGCCGATAAGAGCCAATGACGCACTACTGCTCGTTGCGAACAAAATTATATTGTTGTTCCTTATCGTTTGTTTCATACAAGATATTCTACCACCCCCGCTCCCTCACGCAACCGTTGATAACTCCAACGCCAACTTTACCTCCTCGTTCTCCTCCAGGAACTCCCGCGCGGAGTTCGCGCCACGCCCCAGTTTCACCTCTCCAAACCACAGAACCTGCCCCCGCTTCTCAATTTTCCCCAGAGAAATTGCACGTTCCACCAATTCCATTTCAGCCGAAAAACCCTTGCCGATAAAGAACGAAGCGATGAACTTTCCATTTGGTCTGCCGACTTTGTTTTTCATTATCTCGACTTCAATCTTCTTGCCGATTGTCAGCCCTCCCTGCGTAATAAGCGGGTTATGGAAGACCTGTTTAAGCCGTAGGCGGACGGAAGTATAGAAACCAAGTCCTTTCCCGCCTGTAGTGTATTCTGTGCCGTTAAGAACATTTATTCGCGTTTGATTTAGAATAATCAAAAGCATCTTACTCTCTTTGAGCGGCTGAATGAGGCGGCGCAGAAAGCGCGAGACAAGTATCGCCTTCACGGGATAACTCTTCTCCACCAGCACTGCCTCCATCTCCGAACGCGGAACACACGCATCAAGCGAGTCCAAGATCACCACATCCGCCGCCTTCTCTTTTGCGAGCATCTCTATCGCCTCAAAATATGTCTCGGCAAACTGTCCACGAATTATCGGAAGTTTTTTGACATCCACTCCAAGCGATTCCGCGTAGTCGGAAAGAAAAGTCATCTCGGCATCCGCGAAATAACAGCGCATCCCTTTTTTCTGCGCGGTGGCAATGACGCAAAAAGCCAGCGCTGATTTGCAACTGCTCGGCGCGCCGTAAATCTCCACAATGCGCCCGCGCGGAAACCCGCCAATGCCGACAGCCGCGTCAAGTGCGGGAAGCCCCGTAGAGAGCGGCTCGGCTTTTTCGTAGAAGTCATCGGGAGACAAAATGACGGGGTTTTTAAGTTTTTTGTTCAATTCGGAGAGAGAGGTCATAATGATGAGCATACCATAGTTATTGAGAAAAGTTATGCACACCTCATGCTTGCGCTCAATAACAATAATCTATATAGTAGTTCGTAACTATGTTTACAAATCGCAACGAATATATGCGGGAATACCGCGAGAAGAATCGCAGAAAACTGCGAACTTACAATCGAGAATATAACCGTCTTTGGCGCAAAAAGAACGGTTATTACAATGAAGAAAAGTGGAAAAAAGTCCACAAGATAGCCGTAAATGCGGAGAAAGTAATACAGGAACTCATAAGGAAGGGGAGAGTCAAACGGCTCCCGTGCGCGATATGCGGAGAAAAGAATACCGTAGCTCATCATCCTGACTATGCAAAGCCGGTTGAAGTAGTATTTCTCTGTTATTCACACCACAGAAATCTACACTATGGCAAGAGAGTTATCCACACAAAGTTATTGACAGAGAGATAGAGAAAGAGTAGGATAGCCGTATGTCCCACCCTGCCAACACAATTTTATATGACTCGCTTCGGGAGTGGTTGGAAGAACGCGAGCGTGAAGTATCAGATATTTTCAGTGATGACAGAGGCGCGTTCATTTGGGACTTTGATGATTTCTCGCCGGAGCAGATAGAGATGAAAAAAATTTATTTACCTGATAATCTCCAAAACCTATGCTTCGTGTAAGAATGTCAATTTATGAGACAAACACCGATAATGTTCTTACGAGAGCGGACGAGCCGCTTTCAGACGACCCCGAAACCGCAGACCGCGACATTGAGGCGGCGGCGGCGTTTTTAACAAGACAGTTTAAGAAAGCCCGCGAGGAAAGCGGGGAAGATGTAATACAGATATGAAAATATCTCAAACCCTAGACCGCGCTATTTCGCAGACGCTCCGCGAGGCGAACGAGAAACGCGACAGAGAGCATATCTCTAGCGGCAAACTCTCCGCCTCAATGCTCGGCAAGCCGCTTCAAGACCAAATCCTCAAAAGCATCGGCGTACCGCAGAAGCAGGTGGACGATTATATTTTGCGAAAGTTTATTCGCGGCATTCACTGTGAGGAGTGGGTGTTGACGCACTTCAACGGCTCTCTCATAGAAAAGCAAAAGTTTGTGGAGTATCGCAATGTCGTGGGCTATGCGGATGCTATTGTGGACACGAAGGAGTGGGACTTTGATGTCGGTGTTATCCCCGCAGAGGTCAAGAGTGTCGCCAACGCCAAATACAAGCGCATAGAGCAAGCGGGGAGCCCCGATAGAAGCCATTTATTGCAGGGGGCGTTGTATGCGTTAGCGTTGCAGACAAAACAATTCGCGCTTATTTATATCGCTTCTGACGATTATCGTATCCGTGTGAGCATACACGATACCGAAGATTTTCGCGGTGAAATTGACGAGATTATCAGCCGTTATGACGTGCAAATGGCGAAGAGAGAGATACCCGCTTTTGTTGCTATTGAGAAATGGCAAGCCACTCCGAAGTATATGGCGTACCCCGATTTCGCCGCGTTATCAGGCGAAGCGGCATTAGCAAAGGCGCGAGAGTTAGGGTGTAAGTGGTAAAATTATTAGTTTAGCACTAAAATTATGGCCAATTTTAGAGACGAAATCAACGAGGAGGCAAAGAAGTACGGCGGGGGCGTGAGTTCCGACTTTTACTCCTTTGAAAGAGGAGTAAATAAAATTAGGATATTGGTACAACCGAAAGTCATCGCCACGCATTTTTTCGGCGAAGGCGTCCCTGCCATAGTGTGTATTGGAATTAACGAGGACTGTAAGTACCATAAAGAGGGCGACAAGCGCCCGGGCATCAAACTCGCCACCTACATTATTGAGCGAAAAATGGGGAAGATAAAATTAGCGGAACTGCCGTTATCAATTTCTTACGCCATAAATGATTTGCAGGAAGATGATGACTTCGCTTTCTCGGAGTTTCCGATGCCATATGATGTGAAGATTACCTATGACCCCGATAATGCAGACCCGAAAGCGAAGTACCGACTTGTCGCTTCTCCTAATAAAAGCGATATTACTGATGACGAAAGAGGCGAGCTTGCGGGGCTTATGGCGAAGATGTCCCCCGAACAGTATGTTGAAATACGAAAGGCGAAGCAGAAAGCGAAAAACGCGCCGCCGGTACAAGACGACTACCTCGAACAGACAGAAGCTACATTAGCAGATAAGTTCTAGCACTATGGGAGGTATCACCGCTACGGGGGTCGTGGAATAACTATCTGCGAGCCGTGGTTGGATTTTCGGGGCTTTTACAAGGATATGTTCCCAACTTGGAAAAAGGGATTGTCGCTAGTATGCCTACTCTTGCCAACAAAGACAAAATCATTCTTGACCTATGTGGTGGTACGGGGTCGTGGAGTGAGCCGTACCGAAAAGCAGGGTATACGGTTATCGTTGCCACATTGCCAGACTATGACGTTACGAAGTGGCGAGAGTATAAGAACGATTTAGCTCCCCTAGTTCTTATGGGTAAGGTGTATGGCATACTTGCCGCACCACCTTGCGTAATGTTCAGTCGGGCACGCACAACCGCCAAGACTGCCCGGGACTTTCACCTGTTATTTTCAAAATGGCGGTTGAAAATAAAACACCAGAACAGATTATGCTGGATACGATTAACTCTGAACGCTATGCGCCAATCAAAATCTCATAACCCGAAAAGGTCAAAGAGCCGAAGAAGCCTAAAGTGCAGAAATGAAACAGTGGAAACAGGACGCTTTCCGCGACTTCGCAATTACGCCAATATGGAAACGAGTAGACGAAATACAGAAAACACTGTCGCTTCTTTAATGGAAGTCATACGCTGGCATTTGAATCCCGAAACTGCACGAACACCTTTCCAGCCACTTATAAAGAAAGAAGATGCACCACCGAATAACGGAATGAGATACTAGCCATGCCCCGCACAAAAACAAGGGGAAAAAAGGAAAAGATATTTGAGTGTCCAATACACTAGAGGGAAGCGAAGAACATCATTCTAGGCTTCTCGGCTCGGATGAGGAAGGAATTAGTAGCAGATATTTTGGCTCATTTATGAAAGAAAACTTCAAGACGGCAGGAATAATCGTGGTGTCGGTAGTTGGGATAATTGTCGGAATCGGATTTGCTCTCTATTCTTTCGTTGGATTCTTAAACTGGCTATTCTCCGACCCTTTTGATTGGATTGAGGAACAAACACCAAACATCTACCAAGAACCAACCGACTTTCAATTATGCCGAAATAGTGGGGGTATTCCTGTCAAAAGCAGCTGGAATGGAGAATTAAAAAGGTGCGACCCGTTAAAAAACTAACCCCCACTTATTACAACTAACAAAAATCAAATGAACAAAAAATACATCCTCACAAAAAATACAAAAGAAGTTTTTGGAAAAACATTGTATCAAATTGAAGCTCTTGTTTCTTTTGGCTCGGTAGTCAAGGGCGAGTTGGGAGGATTCATAGAGAAAGAAGAGAATCTTTCACAGGTGTCTGGGAACGCATGGGTGTATGGGGACGCGCGAGTGTCTGGGGACGCGCAGGTGTCTGGGAACGCATGGGTGTATGGGAACGCCCAGGTGTATGAGGACGCATGGGTGTATGGGAACGCGCAGGTGTATGGGAACGCGCAGGTGTCTGGGGACGCGCGAGTGTCTGGGGACGCGCGAGTGTCTGGGAACGCATGGGTGTATGGGGACGCGCGAGTGTCTGGGGACGCGCGAGTGTCTGGGAACGCATGGGTGTATGGGGACGCGCGAGTGTCTGGGGACGCGCAGGTGTATGGGAACGCATGGGTGTATGGGGACGCGCGAGTGTCTGGGGACGCGCGAGTGTCTGGGGACGCGCGAGTGTCTGGGAACGCGCAGGTGTCTGGGAACGCGCGAGTGTCTGGGGACGCGCGAGTGTCTGGGAACGCATGGGTGTATGGGGACGCGCGAGTGTCTGGGAACGCGCAGGTGTATGGGGAATTAAGACTTCTTGCAGGACATTTCTTTGGCATTCGCAACAAAAAAGAAGAAATCAAGTATCAAAAAATTGACGATGAAAATGAGTTAATTTACAAAGGCGAAACGAAGTTTGGGGAAAAAGAATCCTAATCCTTACGGCTAATAAAAATCAAATGAACCCCCTATCAAAACAAACGGAGTGCCAGCACGACTTCAAGTATTCGCATCAAGAAACACGTTCCCAGTATTCTACGAGTGCAAACTTTGAGTTGGTAGATGTGGTCGTATGTACCAAATGTGGCGAAGTAAGACGAAATTAACTATGGAAAATAAACAAACGGAGGCGAGCCGTGGCGAAAGACCGAGCAAGAGCAATCGCTCTGTGGCTTTGGTTTTGTGGGGAAAGTGGGAAATGATTTTAAGGAGTGTATTGTCGCCAAAGCATCTGAACAGTGAAGATAGTATAGCACATTCCGAGGTTGTGGGAGCTATCCCTGTCCGTAACAAAGAGGAATGGAAAGAGAAGTTTTGGAACACACTTAATCTCTATACCCATAACCAGAGACCACTAATGAGAGAAGTTGAGGTATTTATTTCTGACCTCCTCCTCTCGGAGCGCCAAGAAATCGTCAAGAGTTTGGAGGGGATGAATACTTTACCATTCTCCTCACAACTGTGCCAAAATCAAAATGGACTGGAGTATTGCGGGACTTGTGAGCAAGCATGGGAAATGTGTAGTTGTCCCGCACGAAATACTGGCTACAAAAAAGCCCTTTTCGATGCAATTTCCATTATCACTAAGGGAGAGGGGAGATGAGTATTATTAGCAGGGTTTTTAATCTTAGATTTATGGACACAACAAATATGTCAGCGAAGAAGAACCAATATGCTCTTTTGCAATTCAAGAGAGATTATTCATCGCCAGACGACAAAGAGGGAACACAGAGGTTTCAGAAGATTACTTTTTACCATATGAATCCAGATGGTTCATACGAGAATGGTACAACTTTGGAAGAAGTAATCAGTTGCGCTATTTCCCGACTTGCCGACCTCAATTCTCGGTTCGCTTGCAAGGAGAATGTAAAAGCAATAGGGCATCTTAAGAAAGCATTTCGTTATCTTGAGGCGCGGACAGCAGATAGAAAAGCGCGCAGAGTAAAAGGAAAGCGCGAAGCATAATTAGCACCTAATCCCTGCCACAAGTATTTATCCCCCCGCAGTAAAAAAGAGCGAGGATAATTAAACCCTCGCCCTCTGCTAGTCGCGGCGCGGCATTCTATCCCGCTCGTTCAAGGCAAGCAACCGCAGTAATGCTTTGAACCTCTTTGGTGATTTGTACAGTTTGGACTGTCTGATGACAGGCCTATTAGGGTGTTTTTCGTATTTCATATAGTTATCCTCCAACCACATCTGCCATAAAGCGGAAGTGAGTGTGTTTCAGTTGTTCTGCGGCAATTCTCTTCGCCGCTTCTTCTTCTGCTTCTTCTGCGGTAGCCGCACATTTTGTACAACAATAATGCCGGTTTTCAACTAGCATCATTTGATGTATCGGCTTACGGAGCCGACACCGATGATTCTGACATGAGACGATTATCATATTTCGCAACTTCCAAGGTTCATATTGTCAAAGAGCTACTCATGCCCCCGTTCTAGGCGTATACAACTTAACCTTACGCTCGTTAGCCAACGCTATGTAGCTGCTAGCCGTTCAAGCATGGTGTGGCGAGACCTAGAACCGCGGGGGCAAGAATATCCCTTAAAGACCTGCGGGCGGGGGGCGTGTTACACACCTAGGACATGTTCTTTATTCTTCTTGTAGTATTCTCTCTCCCTTAATTTTTGTCTTAAATTATATAATCTCACTTTTTCAGGATTTTTCTTTCGCCAATTTCTTGTATAAAGAATACTTTTAATACTCATATTCCTTTTCTCTCTAACCCCACCCCAATTTGCGAGTAGGGTGAGGTTAGAAAGCGCAAATAATAATAGTCCTATTATACCACAAAAACTCTCTGAACCATCTCCGATATCGCAGTTTAACTGCTTTCCCGGGTCGAAGCGGGACGACTTTTAATATCGGAGAGGTCTCACGGGGTTCTTCAGTTCTGACTTTTCAACCATTCCGCGGGCGAGAGGGGATTTTCCTTCCTGCCTTCTGTTCTGAAGTATTTTATTTGCCATTCGGGAGTAGAAACTTCCTGCGGTTCAATCATCGTATTCTTTGGGTCATCTCCCCAGTCTACTGTCTCTGGCGCAGTGTACGGTTGTTGGTCAATCTTTTTTTCTTTTTGCGGAGGGTCTGGCGGCAAGATATACGGCGTTGGAGCACGGAAGAACAGCAAAAACACGAAAATACTTATGACGGCGAGTGCAATGATAAGAGCAATGATTTTTTTCATATAAGTACTGCTTCGTTATCCTCGTTACCGGCTCCTAGTTTCTTTACAGCTATTTTATTTAAGATGTGACTCACCGTGCCTGTTATTAACAACAGAGCCGCGCCTGCGACAAAACTGGTTCCGAAATGCGCAGTTATTAAGTCTTTGAATTGCGGAGACATGATGACAGTGCCCAAAGCGACGACAATCATACTTCCGAATTGAACAAAAAATGCTTTTACACGAACTTGCCAAAGTTTATCTCGCATAATGATATTAGTTAGCTAGTAGTGTTTCGACCTTTCAATCCGCAATATATTCTAATATTCTACCAATTTCTTGCACTCTTCGCATAAGATATCACCGTTCTCCTTTTTAGTCCAAAACCATTCAAAGCAGAAACCACATTCAGTATAGATTTTTATTTCGTCAGTCATTGAGTTTTTCTTTCCAAATTGCAATATCGTCAAACACTTGCGGATTTATTTTTCGGTAATTTCCTAGATGACCGAAGAATTGGTGGCACACGACTCCATTCCTTCCGCTTTCGCATAAAATCGCAACATTGTCGGGGTCTAGTTCACGGCTGGGATTACTGCTAAAACTTTCAACATGATGTAATTCCAACGTCTCTGTTCCATCACATAATTCGCACCGTCCTCCTCGCAACTTTATTTGCTCTGTTCTAAACTTCCTCCACTTTGGCGAACGTGTCGCTCCGCCAAGTTTAAGATATTCGGGATTTCCGAAAACATAATAGAGAAAAGCGGTGATGTAATACCAGAGTTTGGTCATACAAATTTGTAGAAATAAATCTTGTATCCTCCCTTCACCCGATAATAGTTAATCCACTCATCTAATCGCCAGTAATTATCCCATTTTCCCGTACGGCTATTATTGGAATAGATGATGTTTATATCTTTATGCTATAATTGTACCATTATCAGCTTTGCGTACAATACGCGGGATACTCGCAAAGCGTCCCGCGTATTGTAAAAGAAAATGAAAGATATTAAGGGGTTTGAGGGTTTGTATGCTGTTACTAAAGACGGTAGGGTTTGGAGTTATCCATATAAGAAGGGGGGAAGTAAGAAAGGAAAATGGCTTAAAGCATTTGTTCATAGGAAAGGATATCTTAATTATTATTTGCAGAATGATTATAAGAGAAAAATTATCTTTGCACATACCTTAGTCGGGCAAGCATTTCTCCCCAACCCTCTTTGTCTTAAAGAAATAAATCACAAGAACGCTAATAAGAAAGATAATAGGGTTGGGAACCTTGAGTGGTCTAGCAGGTTGCATAATATGCGACACGCTTATAAATTAAATCTTGTACCAATCTTGAGAGGAGAGAAACACGGGGCTTCAAAACTGACTGAAAAACAAGTGCTCGCAATACGGAGCATCTATTCTTACGGACTAATGAGCCAGACAGCAATAGCAAACATACTCCAACTGCATAAATCCACCATAGCGTATCTTATCTCAAGGAAGACTTGGAAACATATTTAAGGTTTGTAATTCTTATACATTCCCTTTAGATAGCATACCCAGTCCCTAAGTCCTCCCTCTTTGTATCGCTTAATCATTATCCGCACACACTTTTCTGGGTTCTCAATCGCCTCCCTAATCGTTGCTATCGGTCTGTTCTTTCCGATATACCAGTAGTCATTCATCTGACAAATACCCCAATCCGTTGAAAGTATCTTGCCGTTTTTATCTTTGTTCTCGTTCTTTGCATCAGTGCGAAATCCACTTTCGCACTGTATCACTTGGCAGATGAGATTCTTTTCTGCAACTGTAAGTCCCAGTTCATCACAAAGTACGCGTACTGAATGTCGTGCATCAGAAGGAAACTTCCATTTTAATTTAGGAGGTTCTTCGACTACTGGTCTCGTCTTCGGCGATACGAAGTCAGGATTAAGGTCGGGTTCCAATCTCTTTATTTCTTCTGGTTCTTTCCATAAAAAGGAAATAATAATCTGCCAAATACTTTTTTTTTGAGGGTAGGTGAGGGGGGTTTTTTTCGTGATACTGATTCGTTTGCAGTAGAAGAAATTAAAATCTTTGACAAGTTGTTTTTCGTGAGGCGGGTAGCTGTCCCGAACATCAATAAAATCCCCTATATTGTACCCCATAGTCCAGTGTCCCGACATACCGAAACGAATGTACTTGCCCTCGGAGTTTGTCTGCCACGCTGATACATCAAAACATAACGGACTGTACCGCAAAGCCACTATCATATTGTTAATTTTTTCGTCTAACGGAGCAGTCGCCTTGAACACCCAGTTGTGCATAAAATCCTTGCGTTCTTTCCATTTTTTACCCTCCGCAATACAGGCATCTTTGTCTACTCCTTTCCACGAAAGATACTCCTCAATGCTTTGAATATCGGGAGACCACGGACACATTTCTTCGGGAACAAGTCCGAACTCTCGGATAGCGTTATAGACCTTTGCAGGGTCATTTCCTTGAGGAGTAGTACCTGAAATCAAGGCAACGAATCTATCGCTATAATTGTTTCGCTCCCCGAACGCCTTACGCTCATAGGCTTCAATTTGTTCGGTGGTGGCAAACGCAACGCAGTTAATACTGTCTATCGTATCCCGTAACTGCTTCTCCGCTTCTGGCAAGCTGTCTTTCCAATTTCCCGTTTCCTGCAAGACATTCCTTGGCAAGTTCCCTTCACCAAGAAAGAAGTCCGAATCCTTTATGACTGGAACTTGAAAACCGTAATTATTCTGTTTCATTTTTAGGTTCTCCCGTCTTACTATCCACTCCGCCGATTAACAGAGTGTTTTCTACTTTGGCGGATTTGTAATCATTCGGCCGTAATGTTTTAAGGATTTCTTTTACATCCGTTTTGATTTCTCTGACATCGGCCTTCAAGGTTTGAATATCATTGTCTTGCACGGCATTTTTGCTGTTTATATCGGCAAGTTCTCTCTGCATTGGCACAGGGTCAAACTTTGCCGCGTCTGTTTTAGTGTAGATGAAGCCGATACCAGCCGCGCCCATTACAAAAATGTTTATGAATGTGAGAATAGTTTGGAAGTTCATTTTCGTTTAAACCATGAGAAAACTGTTGCAAAGAAATCCATGACGGTTTTTCGGTATAAGATTACTACGATGAAAGCTATCAGTCCCGCAGTCGGTTTGCCGAGGAGAGATAACCACTTTTCAAGGTCTTGGGGTTGGATGTCCATAACTATTCTATAATCATCTGGCCTTCTAATTTCATTTGGGAATTGAGAACGAGGGAGGAAGGGACGATAGCGGTTGCGCCGCTAGTATAATAGACTTTAACAACAACATGGTCTATTAGAGCATCACGATTTAGTAGTTCAAAGTTCTTAAACTTTAGACGAAAGTTAGCATCAGAAAATTCGGTAGCATTCCATGTTCTTCCCCATGTATCAGTAGCCCCTCCATAGGTATCAAGTTCATCCACTGTGCCACTAACTATTTCAGCGGTCTTCCCACTTGTTGTGTAAGTTACTCCTCCATCCCACGATAATTCTGCTCCCATAGTTACCTGTTGGGCGCTATCTTTTTGCCATTCTCCGCGTACTTCAATTCCATCTATTGTTGCTCCAGCGGGGATTCCGAAAGAAAAATTGTAATAATCTTGCTCATCACTGCCTCCCGGCGAGGTTGCCCATGAATCATTACTAGAAAAAGCATTGGAAGGGTTAGTCCAATCGTTGTAATCTTCGCCAGTCGCAGTCGGGTTCTTAAATCCTGTATCAACAGCAAAAACAGTTTCTAGCGGCAAAAAGAAAATCAACAACGAAGCAATAACAATCGGCGACAGTATTTTGTAGAGTTTCTTTTTCATGGATTACATGCACCAGTTTGAATAACCCAAGAAGTTGCAGTGAAAAATACGCAACTTCTCGCTCCTAAAGAATCATAACTGTCAAACTGTAATTTACCAGTTGATATGGTAGAGCTTCCGTTCGCGCCGTTGCTTCCCTGCGTGATAAGACCATTCACCGCGCTGACGGTTTGCGTGGTGCTTCCTATGGAAAGAGAGGGAGCCCGTTTCGGGTTAATGGAAAGTGCCGTCGTAGAGGAAGTCAAAGCGTCAGACGAGGTGCTGATGCGGAAGATGCCGTCAATGTAAGAGAAAGAACCGTGTTTATCATCAGTTCCCGCGTTGGTATCCGTGAGCGTAATCATCGGAGAAGTAGAGGCGACTTGCAGAATCCACTCTGGCGTTGTGGTGCCAATTCCGACAAAGATACTATTTCCTCCTCCTGTCGCAAGATATGCGCCGCCAGTTACGGTGAGCGCGGTAGTGGAGGCATAATCAACCGTTAGCTTATTTGTAGACGAGTTGTAGAGAAACGCCGCCTCTGAAGCGAGCGTATCTGCCGCAGTAGTATAAAGAATGGTGTTTGAACCGCCAAAAGTTGAAAGTCCCGTGCCGCCATTTGCAACAGAAAGGTCGGCGCCAGACCATTGGGCGTTGTTTACCGATGCGCAGGTTGTCGCTCCGAGAACACTGATAGCGGTTACGAATTGATTGGTGCATGCCGCCGCCCCTGCGTATTCTGCGGTGAGTCCTCCCGAACCCGTGATGATGAGTGCAGAGGTGAGCGTTGAAAATGTCGGCGGCGTGTCAAAGGTAGAAGTGTCAGTCGTAGAGGTAGCGTGAATCTTGCCTGTAACGATTCCTCGTGAGCCAACTACAGATAATGGAGCATACGGAGAGGTTGTACCTATACCAACATAATCTCTTCCATTAAAATAAATTGAAAATGCGTCTGTTGTTGAAGCCCAACCAAGCGACGCAGAACTTCCAGAAGCATCCGTCCCGCAGGAGAACACCCCATTCGTTGACTTCACATCACAGCTTGCGGCGTTCAAAGACGACACCGTGAGCGAAGTAGAGGAAGCAATCCCGACCACTTCAAGCTGTGCGGTGGGAGCGGTGAGGCCAACCCCCACCCGTCCCTGCGAATCAATCACAAAAGCGGTCGTGGTAGCCGTAAGTGTTGAAGTAGACACTCTCAAAATGTCGGCCGTAGCGTTGGAATACCCAGCGATATAGGTTCCAAGCGTGGTGGTATTCAGTTGTTGCACGGAAAGCCGCGCAGAAGGAGTAGAGGTTCCTATGCCGACATAATCCCTCCCCGTAAAGTAAATGGAAAACGCATCAGTGGTGCTTGCCCAGCCCGTGCCGCCACCTCCGCCTCCAGTAGCGTCAGAACCATCACAAAGGTCAGCACTGCCTGTTATTGCGGCGCAAGTGGATGTAGAAGCCCAGATGGGTGCAGAGCCTTGCCATGCCAACACTTGTCCAGCCGTACCATTGCCGAAGAGATTCGTCCCGAATGTACTGGTAGCTTGGAATGTCGGTACGGCAGATGCACCTGTCCCATTCACCAAAACGGTGTTTGCATTTGCTGCCGCAAGATTGATGCTGGATGCCGCGCCCAAAGCGTTAAATCCTGTGCAGGATAAAAGACCCGTACAGGTGATTGAAGTCGTGGCGACACTTGAAAGCGCGTTAGTGCCGTTTCCATACAGAAGTTGCGAGCTAGTGAAAGTTGTTTGACCAGTACCTCCATTTAAGACGGCGAGCGTTCCTGAAATAGTTGAGAGAGTCGTAGTCGCAACCCAAGCGGGTATGCCTTCTGAAAGGGCGAGAACAAATCCATTAGTTGAAACCGCAAGCTCGGAGAATGACCCCGCACTACCTCCGTAGATAAGCTCACCTGCTCCTATCGCTCCTCCTGCGAAGTTATTGAGATCTATGGTGCCTGTCCAATCGCCTGTGGCGTTTAGTGTAAGCGCACCCGCGGTATTTTGAAGTCCTGCTCCTAAAAGCGAGGTGAACGCTCCGTTAGAACCCAGCTCAAACCAAGTATCTGCGTCTATCCCAGTCGCATTAAGCCGAGGCAGGGTGGAAGTAGAGGTTGTGGTGGCGGTGAAATAGGCGGCGACTGCTTGGCCGACTACGGAGAGTTTTGCGTATGGGGAAGTGGTGCCGATACCTACATAGTCCCTGCCTGTGAAGTAAATAGAGAAGGCGTCTGTGGTGGATGCCCAGCCGGTCCCACCTCCGCCTCCGCCTGTCGCGTCCGTCCCGCAGGTTACAATGCCATCTCCGTCGGTATCCAAATTGCAATTTGCGAGGTTGTTTATCCGCAATCCGCCGCCCGTGATTTTAAGGCCGCCTGAAATGGTAGAGGTGGCAATGGTAGAAGTGGCGAAGAAAGAAGCAAACACAGGAGTGCTTGAAGCCCGCAGAGTAGATGTTCCTACGCCACTGCCGACTATTACGCCGAAAGAGGGCGTAGAGGAAGCTATAATTTGATTCTGTTTGAATACCACCTGTGCCGAAGAAAATACAGGTATCAATAAAATCAAAAGAGTTATGAGAAATCTTTTCATTTTAAGAAGCGTAATCAACTACAAATAAATCAGTAGCGTCAGAGTTGTAAACGGTTATCGTGTTTTCGCTTCTCGTCCAGCCGTTTACGGTTTCAGCATCAAGTAATTGCCCGTTTTTAAATACTCCCAAAAGTCGGCTCCAACTGGTAGAAAGTTGCGTTAGGTCAAGCGTAATATTGTTTCCTGAAACAGTCGGAGTGAGTTTTTCACGCTTTGTCGTTTCCATACCTCCGCGAAGCGCGCCGCCGAATGAAGGTTCCAGCGAAATCATCCGCTTAATCAGTTCTTCAAGATTCTTGATATGTCCCTCGTCAAACCAGCGTTCCCTTATCGGTAATAATACCAACTTTTCCTTGATTTGAAGAGGAGTGTCGGGCTGGAGTTCCTTGATTTTCGGCACTTTAGATAGGACATTGGCAGTGATTTTTGCTTCATCAGGTAGAACAATACGGGCTAAAACAGAATTTAAAATCCTATCCTCATCGGCATCTTTGCCCGGTTTCGCCAATTCTTTTACCTGTTCCCGCACCATAGCGCCGAGTTTAATTTCCCTTTCTTTCATTTGCGAATCCATCGCTTTTTGATGTTCTTTCATTTTCTCTTTCAGTATTCTGGCAACGGCAATGGCTACTTCTTCCTCGCGCTCTTTGAGCATCTCTTCCAATTCCTTCAATTTTACTTTAAGAATCTTTGCCACGGCTTTCGCTATCAACTCGTCAATTTTGGCGAGATGTTTTTCAAAATAGTCGGTGATGAAAGCCGACATTGATTTGTCTATGTCATTACTCATTGAAAAGTTTTATTATCTTCTCCATAAGAGGAACGGATTCTGTATTTTCCTGCTCATTTCCCAGTTCTTTTTTTTCTTGCTCATTTTCCAGTTCTTGAAGCGACTGTATCATTTCTTGCGGACTCAAATCCTTCATCTCTTTTGTGATTTCCTCTTTTAGCGTTTGAGCAATCTTCTCTGTCAAAATATCCCGTATGATGTTTTTAACGGAAAAGCCGAGCAACTGTTGTATTTTTTCATTGTCCATTGTGGTTTTAACTATTTTGGACACTCACTATTCCATTCATCACAAATATACGATTTTGGCGTGTTATCTATGAACACATAATAAAATGCAGTTACAAGAAGAACACAAAAGAATATATTGTAATTTCTATTTCTTTGGTACATAGGGAATATTCAATTCTTTAATAACGCCCTTCTCTCGCAACAGTGTATTCATTGCCTTTGATTTATTCCACTCTTTTTGCGTCTCCTGAATATCAGCAATCACAGGTTGAACTTTCATACCGACATTCGCAAACATCTCCTGCATAACCGTCCTTTGTTGATTCTCCTTTTCTTTTGGTTTTGCCGCCCCTTGAAAACCTCGCTGGTCACGTTCTCCACTATCACGATAGCCACCCGGTATTTCATTCGCTACTGGCGGGGGCATATAGGTCTTGGTGAGATGCCGCATAATATCGCCAAGCCGCTTCTCCATTCTATCACTTTCTTTCCAAATCTTGTTTCCAAAAAAGTCCTGATTGCGGTTCAATTCTTTCATCAAGTTAAACACAGGATTAACACTTGCGAGTGTAACCGCTTTTTCTTCTGGAAGTCCTGTTTCTCGGCTTAATTGTTTTTGAAATATTTTACCTGATGCCAAATCACCGAAAGGCAAGATGTAAGTAAGGTCGAAATACGCTGAACGACCCTGACTATCTTTAATCGGCAACTTGATATAGAAACCGTCCCGTACCCACTGCGGTTCGCTTGCCCGTTCTCGTTCGGTTTCTTTTATGTCCGACATATTCTCCAATGAGTTCTTAATCTTGCCGAATACAGAAATGCGTTGAGGATTTTTGAGAGCCGTTTCAATGGCAATAGGCGTTGCTTTGAGAGGAAAAGTAATAAATGGGTATCCCCAAATTTCAGTACGAAGCCGTCTTACGAATGGAGTAACTTGCGCGTAATTGAAAGTCGCGCTCTCCGCCACTTTCCATGCGTCCTCGTCAGAAAGTCCTTTCTTTGTTTGGTCTATAAATGCAGTTAGTTTTGCGACACTTTCTTCGCCCTGATAAAAATCACCCAGTTTCTTTTTTAACCCGCCCCACGCATTCCCAATCTTACTTCCGAAACCCTGCAAAGCGGGGTCTTCCAATAAGTTCATAAGTTCCTGTGCCGCCATACCGCCCCGCCCTCCTCCAACCGCTTGCGCTCGCTTCCAGTATTCACCTCCATTTTTTATCTCCTTTACCGCCTCTATATACTTGTCCACTCGCCACGGCCCCAAACCAAGTTTCCACCAGTTCAGTATCATATTGCTGACAATATTCCGAGCGTGCGTTGCGGGATTAAAAAGTATTTTCATCACCTTGAACTCTCCTACCAATTTAGAACCGAACTTAAAAGAATTAGGACTGCGAATATCCTCTATGAGTTTGTAGATTGGTTCAGGCACATATTTGCCCGCAAGTCCCGCAAGGCGTAAGTCGTCAAGGTTTTGCAAGAGTCCTTCTTTCGCAAAACGCGCTTCATTGATATTCTTTTCAAGTGTACGAAAACTATCATTGATACTACGCTTATCAATTTCGGAGAGGGTCTTACTCTTTGCGAGTATCTGTTCAATCTCTCTTTGCAGTCCCACCACTTTTCCTATTCGTGCAGAAGCGGCGAGTTCGTCTTGTCTAGCAAGTAAATCGTCAAACTTTGTCTTCAAAAAATCCACCGCTTCGGTCAGTTTTTCTGGACTCGTGACGTTTTTTACTTTGGTCAAGAAAGCCCCCTGTTCCTCTGTCGGGAAGTTGTTTTTGATTATAGTAATCAAGTCCGACTGTGCGTTTCCAATCTCTTTTTTAGCAATCGCAACTCCCGCCTTGAATCCTTTATTAAAGTTCTGTATTTTTTGTCGCAAAAGCGTCAATTCCTTAATGGTAACTGTGATAGCTTTCGGCATAGCCCCTTCCATTATTCGGGTTTTCAAAGGAGCGTTAGGGTCGCGGATAATTGGCGTATCCCCTGCTTTACCAGTATCTTTCACCAAATCGCTTTCAGCTTGCCGTGCCTTTACAGCCGCATCAAACTCTGGCGTACCTTTCGCCAACTTCGTAATGTCTTTTGTCTCCGCCGCTTTGTAAGGGTTTTTAACTGTTTCAAAAAACTGTTCCATTGACTTAAATCCGTTGCGTTCAAGGTCGCCATTGATGAAGAACTTTTCAAGTTCAATACCTTCTTTTGTTTTTTGGAGTTCCTCAAAGGTCTTAAACTTCTTTACCGAGTTTGCAATAGGTTGCAGTTTTTCGGGGATAATACCGAGCTTTCGTCCCGTTTCAACTGTCTTCGTTATATCAGTCGGTTCGTTAAAAAACTTATACAACTCCTCCCCCTGCTTTCTAGCAAGTTCGCCAAACTGATTTTCAAGTCGCGTTATGTCCGCAAGTGTTGTTTTGTCTGCCTTAAAAGTAGCTTTAAGTCCGATAAGAAGCGGTTTTATTTTGTCATTTATTCCTTTCACATTTCCCAGTATCTCCGCCTGTTTTCCTGCTGTTGTAATGAGCCGACTTGTTTTCGGCAACTGCTTAAATCCTTCCTGCGCAACTTCGCTTCCGACAAGTTTAGCCGTCTTGTTAAAAAGTGTTGCATTTTCAATATCCCGTATCAGGCCTGCCGAAGTGCGAAACAAAAGATAGGCGGGATTTTCTATCTGTCCCAATTCTTTCATCTGTTCGGGAGTCAAACCCTCAACGCGGGATTTTATACCCTCCACTTTGAGTTTCTTTGAACCGAACAATGCTTCCTTTTTCGCGAGTTCGTATTCCTCGTAAGTATTTTTAATATACTGCCCGAGATTTTCTTCATACTTTTCTTTCCCGAGCAAACCGACATCAACCGCCTGTTTTCCCAAGTCGTCTATCTTATTCCACGCACCTTCAACTTTTGTGAAGTCATCAGGCGAGAGTCGTCCGCGCAATTCGTCCAAAGGAACGCGAGCGATACGCCCTGTTTCATCTCTTGTTAGTATCTTTCCTGCCGTACCGTCTGAAAGTTCTGTAAGTCCGTGTACCAATACGTCTAACCCTTGTAAAGCGACGTTGATATTTTTCACTGATTTATCGTGTATTTCGCTCCAGCGAGGGTCAACTCCAAAATGGTACGCAAACTTATCGGCAAAGTATTTTCCTGCTTTCATTCCTCCTTCAAGTTGAATAACCTGCTTTGCCTTTCCCCCTGTCTCAATGGTCTTTTCTACCATTTTTCCAATACTCGCTTTTTTAATCGCTTGTACCACCTTAATCGCGCTCGGTATCTTCTTAAACAAAGTCCACGGAGCAATATAAGTAAGCGGGTCAACGGCAATATCCAAAGCGATACCAACAATCACACCGCTTAAACCGATAGAGCCGAGCGCGTCTTGGTCGCTAAAACTCTGCCGTGTTTTTACGCCCTCCGAGAAACTCTTGCCTTTGAGCATACCAACTACACCATAATCAAGCACATTCACACCGTCTATGACATCCGAAATAAAACCGCCAGAAAAAGCTCCTTTTGGCTTTTCTCCCTCGTATAAAGCATTTATACGAGCAACATCTTTTTCAAGACCCGCGCTTACTCCAAGCGAAGAAAGTCCCTCTGAAGTATTAAGCGGGTTCTTTTTTCGTATTGGCGCGGGAGGAACAATTTTACCTAATGGTTGCTGTAATCTCTGCTCCATTTGTTTGGGTGAAAGAGCCATTATTCTTGAAAGAGATTATTGAAAAAAGAAAACGGTTCAGGTGGTTTGTAACCCTCAAACGCTTCAGAAATTGTTGGTACTTTCTCTTTGTCTTGAATTGGCTCTGTCTTTTTCTTTGTAAATAAATCCTTTATAAAACCGAACAATCCTCCCGCTTTTTGCGTTTCTTCAGGAGTTGTTGTGGCGGAAGGCGAAAGTGTACTTGCTAGATACCTTAATCCTCCAATATCATCCTCGCTGAAAGTCATTGCTTGTACGCCAAGATCATTAAGTGTAAGCTGTACCGATTGTTCTGGTGAAGCCCCAGCATCAATGTGTCCCTGTAAAGCAGGCCGATACCCTTCCATACGCAAAGAATGTATATAATAATCCGTTACTTTCCCGCTTCCCCCCAGCACTGTTCTACTACTCGGAATAATCGCCCCACTTGCATCTTTTTTATACTGCACCGTCTGCCCGTTCTCATCCGTGATGTAATAATCCGCAGTCAGTTTCTCCGCCAACGGTTTCTCCGCCAACCCTTTCTCCGCCAACCGTGCGTTCGCCTCATCGCCCGTTTGAGCGGAGATGATGTAATTGTAAGCGTCTTTATCCGCGCCGTTTTTCAATGCCAAATCCGCCGCGTTCTGTATACGCTTCAAATCGTTTTTCTGCTCGTTAATCGCGAGTTCAAGGAGTTTGCGCTGGTCTGCCCGATTTTCCCGCGTAAGCTCACGTTCGGTCTCGGCCTTCTCCCTGAAAATTGCCAATTCAGTCGCGCGCAAATCACGAAGCAAATCTTTATTCGTTTCAATCTCGTATTTTGCAAACTCCAGCTTCGCCGCCCTATCCTGAAGCATCGCGTCCGAAAACAAACCGACAAACCGCAAACTCTGATTTATATTCTCTTGCGCTATTCCTTTCTGTTCCATAAGAGAGCGCAATACTTCAAGCGGTTTTTGCGTTTCTTTTAATACAAGACGGTTATACTGCGCCTCCGAAATGCCGACATCTTGCAAAGTAAGTTTGATACTTTCGGGGATTTTACGAAGAAGATTTTGTTGGTCTAAAATAAGCTGATTATATTGTTTAACTAATCCTTGTTCTTCGGTTACGCCAAACTTCGTAAACAAGTCGCTTAAAATCTGTGTCGCACCTCCCGTAGAAAGTCCCGCTTTAAGATTCTCAAGCTGGGTATTTATTTTATTTTCCAACGCCGTAATCTGCACACTGGAACCGAGAGCTTCGGGGGAAACTATGGATGACGGAGTTTGCGTGCTTTGCACAATTTGTCCCGTCCGCAAATCCACAATGCCTTTCGGCGTTCTGCCAAAAGTCGTACCACCCGCCGAGAGACCCGATACCACATCCTGAAACTCTTTCTGCTGTGCATTGTTCAATCCTTCAAGCGTTCCGCCTGAAAGCGTGAGATTCGCTTTTGGAACGAGCGTAGTGCTTTTAACCGCCTTGCCAAGCGATGAAAGATTGGTAAGCGGCTGAATCGCGCCTTGTCTGCCAAAATAACCCTGTACATCAGCGATATTAAAATCCTGTTGCGGGATAGCGTTGTAATCTATTCCCTCCGCTTTAAGTACCTGCTGACCGAGAGCTTGCCGCTCTACGGGAGTAAGATGACTGTAGGTAGGTTTCTCCGTTGTCGGCGTGAAAAGTTGCTGTCCGAGCACCTCCAGGTCAGTGCCGAACAACTGGTTGCCTTCACGAAAGAAAATCGCGCCTGTTGGAGCATAAGCAGGACGAAATGCCTCACCCGCGCTTGGTATGCGAATGGTATAACTATTGTTTGTGCCTTCATTCTGACCGACAAGTTCTGCCATTTATATAGTTAATTAACCTATGCTAAAATGTGCCGCTTCTCCTGTTGTTTCACGATCCGCCGCCAACCACGCCTCTCGCAAATCTCTTTCCCAAATCTTGTACTGTTGTTCTGCTTCATCAAAGAGTTCAAGCCGCAGATACGCCTTATGAGCCGCATAGTGAAGCATCGCTTGGTCTGCTTCATCGGGAAGAAGGGTCGTGTCGCCTGCAGCAGAAAGAAGCGTAATTCTGCGATAGTAATGCAAATCAATAATATCGTCTTGACGATAAAGGATATCGGAAGCCGATTTTGCCGCATCCAATCGCGCCGTTATCGTAGTAGCCGAACTGCTGACAGAAGATACCATTGTAAATTCATCCGTTCCCGAAACAGAATCTATCCATATTTCGTCATGCTGTGAAAGTCCGCTGACGGTATCAAGTTCTATGGTTACGGCATTTCCCGCACTTTCAGCATTTGAGAGTGTATAAGCCGTGGAAGCGGCAGAAGGAATGTTGTACAAAATAATATCATTCTGCTGTTGGTCTATGAAGAATCCGAAATTGGTACGCTTCAAAAACTCCAATTCAACGGAACGAAGAGTTGTGTTATCCAATTTAATCGTTCGCGCTTTCCTGAAATCGGACGGAAGCGAATAGCGGTCAAGATTGGCGACTTTAACAATGCCTCTGCGATAGAGAAGCGTAGGCCAATCGTATTTATACGCTGTTTTCTTGTATCCCTCGTTAATGTCATTCAATTCGTTTGAGGAATCAATGTAACTGTCTCCGCTGTTTATGGAAAGCATCGCCTCCAAATCATCGCGGAGTTCCGACAAAAGGCGTAAGCCCAAGGGAGATGCCATGTTATTCGCGTGAACCAATAATAATAATCCGACTACCGCTTGGATATGTCGCCGCTCCCGAACTTGTAAGCGACACCGAAGAAATAAATGCGTCGGAATTCACCCAAGACGCGAACAGTTCGTATGAACTGATAGCCGTTCCCGCCGAAGTGATGCGATTGACCGTATGAATGAATGCGGGCTTTACGAGCGTTGAAAGATTGTTTGCGATTTCAATGATTGAAAAGAAGCCGAGAGCCGAGTTCGCGCCGTTTCGCAAATCAATTTGTCCCTGCGATACGCCTGTCGTTGTCGTGTAATTGTTTCCGCTGTCCGCATTGAATCTTAAATAATCGTCCGAACTTCCGCTTTTTGCGCTGCACGATATAAGAATCCGCAGAAACCGCTTTGGCGGAATATTTATCGAGAATGTCGTCTGTGCCGAAGCCAATATATTCTTTCCTATTTCCTGCATATCCAAAGAACGCAAACGCTCACTATCAAGCCCCGTATGTTGATGCTGGCGGAGATTTTGTTCAAGTCGTGCTATGCGGTTTTCCAATGAATCAGGCATAATTATACGGGCAAATTCTTAAAATCTATAATTAAATTTTCCAATCGGGGAGAAGTTTCACTACCGCGAAACTCTATAAGAAATTGAATCCACTCACTTCGTATCGTAGAAATAAACCGCGCGTTTTGCAGTTGCACATTCGCAATCGTCCCCAAATCTATGAACCGCAAATAACGCACCCGCGAGGTGGAGGTAGAAGCATACAGACTGCGGTCAATCGTAACCGTGCCGCCCGAATACGCCGTGATTCTCGCGATTGCCCCCGCGTTTTCTCCCGCTATCACTTCAACGAAATCCCCTGCCGCTATATCCCCGTTTGCCGCCGTGAATGTTGAAGATGAAAGCCAAGTAACTGTCTCATAAGCGGGAAGCTCATTAGAATCTATCGCTCGCATCGCAATCCGTAAACGGTCATCGGCATTGTCCATTCTGCGAAGAATCGGGAAAATGAAACGCCAATACGCGCGAACATTCTGCGCCTTAATCTTTGAAGTAATAAAATATCCCTGATTAGATGTTCCTTCCTCATCGGAAGAGAAAATACCGTAACGAGTAGTCCCTGAATATGCCGTATAAACCTGCGCTCCCGCCAGATACAATCCTTGCCCCACGGTTGTCTGTTTCAACGCCCCAACCTCCGCGAGTTCATACTGAGCGTAATCGCGCGTGGTTGTGTTCCGAACCGAACCAGTGTTATACAAATTGTAGTTAGTAAGGTCAAAGTTCCAAAAACCTGTTGAAAGACGAAAATTTGAAATTACGCCAAAATTAACAAGCATCTTTACTGCATTCTCTGATACCGACACGCCGTTCGGGTGAATCGCCGTGATGCTTTGTTGCGCTTCTACGGTAGGAAATTGCTGTTTTGTTTCAAATCCGCTTCCGTTAAACCGCTTAATAACTCCTTTTTTCGTTACGATGTATACGCTATCAGCAACCCAGCCGCACAATACTTCCGTGTCTCCAATAGGATAACGAGTAAGATAGGTATCGGAGTTTGCGCCTTCTTGAATAACATACACGAACGCTTCGCCGCCTCCTATCTGCGCTCCTCCGACAAAAGAGAGTTCTTGAAACGGAAGTATGAACTCTGCTCTAAATCCAACGGGAAGCGTCTGCGGAGTCTTGACAAGAGTGCCATCCCAAATCTGAATCAACCTACCATCAGTTATCTGCAAAGCTCCCGCTTGAATGGCGAATCGGTGCGGGTTAGCGGTAAGAGCCGCCTGTCCAAGCGTTCCCTGCCACCAACTCGTAGTCCAAGTTCCAGCTGAAAGACGAGAGAGGTCTGTTGAAGCCGGCGCGATTAAAGCTCCCGCGAAATCAATCAAATCATACAAAGGAGCAGAAGGAGTGGATGCAATCGCATCTTCCGCCCACCCCGTTTCGGGATTTATTCCGCTTGTCTTAAAAAGCCGTCCCGCGTTCGCCCACCATCTGTCCGTATTGTCCGCAGAAGAGCGCACGAAAGCGACAGGAGTTGTAAGATTGCCGAATCCCCCCTCTGAACTATCAACGATGTCGGAATACGAGTCCGCCAATCCCACTTTCCCTTTGTTTCGTTCCAAATCTAATCCTCGTCCACTAAAAATCTCCCCCGAAGATTCGCCCGGAAATACGCCGCGAAAAATTCCTTTTTGAGGGATAGTCAAGCGAGACATATCATTGATTAAGACAATAAGCAGTGGTAGTTAAAGTTGCCGTAACACTATCAATAGTATCCAGTGTCGTTGTCCACGCATCGCCTGCTGTGGAATATGTCGTCCGATTGAAATTATCTACGTTGAAAGAACCCGCGATGTCATTTGGATTATAGCCGCCTGAAATTGCAATATCGCCACTCAAACAAATCGCAGTCGCGGTTACTTTTTCATTAACGCCATTCACACTCGATTGCCCCGCTGAAGTGGTCGCATAAATAGGCAAAGTCGCTGTATTGGAAACAATAAGCGCGGAAGTTGATGCCGTCCCCGAAACAGTTGTTGCGGTGGAAGAAGCATACGGAAAGGTACTGATTGATGAAGTGGTGGCGGTGAAATATGCTCCGACAATCTGCCCGACCACCGAGAGGGGCGCATAAGGAGAAGTGGTGGAAACACCCAATTTACCTCCGCTTAAGACAAAGCCGTCCGTATCAGTCAGTCCCGTCGCCCCGCTATTGGTATGCGGGATTCTATTGGCGGTAAAACTTGCCGGGTCGGTATCGCTTAATCCAAGATAGGTCGTGGCGCTTGAAACCCAAGAAAGTGTCCCGCTTCCGTTTGTTTGAAGAATTTGCGCGGTGCTACCGTCTGTTTGAGGCCACGAGTATTGCACACCTCCTGAAAAACGGGTTGTGGACGCTATCAACGTTGAGGTGGCCTGCAAAACGCCAGTCGTTGTCGTCCCGCTCACCATTAAATTGCCTTGCACGCTTAAAGTCGCGCGAGGAGTGGTTGAACCAATACCGAGCAATCCGCCTGATACGGTGAGCGTTGATGTACTATTGCTTCCGCCGATATTTAAATCGCCGCCTGAAAGCGAAATATCGCCGCTTACAGAGATGTTACCGCCGACTACAGAGAGTTTATCGGCGGGATTCGCCGTTCCTATGCCGACAGAATCCCCCGCCGTGTTGAGACGCACGATAGAACCGTCATCAGTCCACCCTGCAGTTGATGTACCTTCTACTGTTGAGGAAGGCGGCGCGAGATATCCAAGACGAATATCTCTTTCTAAATAAGAAAGTAGAGTCCGATTTTGTTTCGCGGTGCCTTTATAGACATCGCTATAACCCGCGCCCTCGTAGATAAGAGCGCGTTCGCTGATTGAAGGCAAATGTCCTCCAAAAAACTCCCAAAGAGTATCTACGGCAAGAGCAAAAGAGAAGGTAAGGAAACTACTCACTAATGCCGATATGAATATTGTTTTTTTCATATCTCATAGCAGTTATCTAGTGAATATTTCCTTTGTAATTCCTTGAATCCACACCGCCCCGTTAGTTGAAGAAGCCACTGTGCCTGTTGTTACATTATTCATATAAAGAACAACGCGGGTATAATCGGTTGAAACGCGAGGGATATTCATATGGATAGGGACAAAAGCTGTAGTTGTGCCTGTTCCACTGAATCCGAGGTCTCTACCCATACTTCCTACAACAACCGTAAGAGATGTCGTTGATGCGGCTTTGAAAGAAAATTGGCCGGGGATTTGTGCGACTTCATAGGTAGTGGAAGCCATATCCACAAACGGCGAAACATCCAAGAACCAATCTTTGTTGTTCAAAGAGCGTTCTATGTGCCCGCGAAGAGTGCTTACTGTGGAAGAAGCGGCAAAAATCAAATTAACTGAAAAAGCGTCAATTTTGCTTGTGTTACATTCAATCGTTGTCGTTCCTGTGCCGCCAGTCATAAAGGAGAGCGAGGTCGTGGCAACCTTGCCGTCAATAAAACAGCCCGTGCCGGGGAATTGTCCCGCAAATACTTCTCTTATTTTGACTGAAGTCAAAGATAAGCCGATTACTACGCCTAGAATAAAAATAGCGCAGAAGAGGAATGTTTTAATCTTCAATATCATTTTTGTTGCTGATGTCTTCATCTTGTCCCAATCCTTCAGGGAATCGTAATTGTTCAGGGATAGGAAGCGCGTTAATGGCATCCGATATCTCCGAAGCGTCAATGGATTCGTCTGCGAGCCACTCGGTAATTTTATCGTTATCAATTCCGCGCAACTTTGCGAGAGGAATAAGACGCTTGCGGGGAATTATCGCGTGATTGACTTGAAATCGTTTTACCTCCGCCAGCTTTTTTCCTTCTTCAAGCCAATCCCTCTTTGTTCCTCCTCCTAAAGGCGGTATTCCATTTCCGTTTGGATTGCCGAATCTATCCGCTTTCGGCATATTTATCGGCGATGGAGGATAGACAACAGAGAGCAAATATTCTCCCGCCTTATCCCAAATCCACGATGTTCCTCTTGGAATGCTAAACGAGTATCCTTCAAAAGAACGAAATAAGATATTTTTATCAGCGATATTTTTAACAAACATATTTTAAGCGGTGATTTAAGTTGCCCGCTGACAACTCCACTAATAAATTATTTTACGACCACGAGATACTTATATTCTTTTTTGAGTTCCCTTGCGGCCGTTTCGCTCACTTCAAGCGGAGTATTCGCCTTGAGATTGATTACCTCGCCGCTTTTAAGTGTAAAAGTGCGGTCTGCAGTATCCATTAACTTTACTGTTTTTCCTGCCATAATTAGATGATTATTTTGATTGTTAATAACGACCTTTATAGTATACCACTATGGAGTAGTAGGCATAACAGGTTAAGTCAAACCTACTACTCCATAGACCCGTTATTTTAATTGACCTATGGTTCTCGACTTCCCCATTCATAAGATGAGAAAGTGAGTTGAGATATTACTGATACAACTGATGACAGTCTATCCCGAAATCAAAGTCCCACCTGCTGAAATAAGTTGATGACGCTTCCGTATTCGTAATGTCAGCAAAGGTAGCGACAATTGACTCACCGCCTTGTAAAACGAACTTTTGGCCAACTGTTGAAAGCGAAAACAACAGACTTCCGCTCGTTGTTGTCGCAACCGTAGTGGAACTCAAGAGATTTGTCCTTGCCGAAGTCGCGCTTGTTGAAGTTCCAATACTCACTTGCAGTGAAGGAGCGAAATTATTCGCCTTCGCATTTAGAGAACCAGAATTGTTAAAGCATACCTCTGGGCCGAACCTATTGGTATAAATCGCCACAGCCGTTCCTGTCGCGGTGACCGAAAACCGGCCGCCCGCGACTGTCCCGTCATAGGACGATTTTATCGTAGTGGTCGCCGCCAGTGTACTTGATGCGGTGGCAAAAAGATTCTCCGCTTCAAGCGTGTCCACATTCGTCGTACCGCTTAATTGGGGGACAAGGACTTCCTTGACGGTAATTTCTTTCCCTGCTTTGGATATCGCAACACCAAGCGCAAGCACCGCTATCAGTGTTGCAATGACTCCAAAATACTTTAATTTTGAATCCATTTTCTTTGGTGTTAATTGCTAATGATGCTGCGGCTATCCTGAATACGAGCTGTTGTCCCCTAAACTTCCCCATGTGCCCCGATAATCATAACTGCACACTCCAAGGTCTATCGTCAAGTCAAAGAGACGAGACTTCGTATCCTTATCTTTGAGAAAGTCCAGTTCAGGCGCGCCGTTTCCGACAACGACCGCAAGTTTTGCCCAGCCTTCCGCAACCAAGAACCATTGAGTATTGCTTCCGACACTTGCTCCCGATACCCCTGAAGAAAGAAGAGTGGATGACATCACTTTCACAGCCCCACCGCCATAAATGTTAGTATCGTTATTCGCCGTTCCCGAACGAAGATTTGAACCAGTGATTATCTGCGCCGTCTTATCAAGGTCAATCGGCACGACAAGCCAGAGTTGTCCCGCGCCAGTCATCCGCTCGCCGTTATCCTGCAACTGCTTGTAAAGCGCAATGCGGGCAGTTTCAAGATTGGTCTCCGTAAGCGGAATTGAAGTCGGTGAAGTATTGCTCTGTGCCGTTCCACCGTCCGCCCTAGGGTGTGAAGCCGAAAAAGGCGGAGCCGCATCGCCGTACTGCACAACTTTCACTCCCGCCGTTATGCCGCTACCATCCGTAAATCCCCGATTGAAGATTTGCGCCGCCGCGTGAGCAAGCGTAGAGCGAAACGCAACCATAAGGTCGTTGCTCTCGCTGAATGTTCCTTCAAACGAACGATAGATGAATGTTTGACGAGTAATTGTAAGCCGAGTGCTATACGGTTCAAGCGCAACATCGGTATTGTACAGCTTGTACCGATTTCCGTCTGGAATTACCGACCCGTCCGAGTGGCGAGTGAGCCGCCCCGTTCCAGTTTTACCCGAAAAATGGGACACTTGGTCGCCCGAACGAATCGTCTTAACTACTGGAGAGAAACCACTGACATCGGTGAAGTCGCCTTGATTGAAGAACTCAAGAAACGGCGCACCAACACCTTTGATAACTGCTCCCCATGTTGAGATTGTTTCCGTAGCCATAAATGATAGAAACTAAAGTTAATAATTAGGAAGCAGTTTGCTGAAAAGTAAAATCAATAATTTCAATTCGTTTTCTTGAGTTACAGGACTGACAAAGTGGTTGGATATTTCTTATATAATCACTACCACCTCGTAAGATTGGAATAATATGGTCTCTTGTGAGTTTTATTTCAGGCTCACTTTGTTTGCAACAAAGACACATATAACGATACTTCATTTTCAATGCTTCCCATTCAATCCAAGTATGGAAACCTCCATTACCCGCCTGTGTCGCTCTCCTTTTTGAACTTGAAGCATTATGTCTTCCTCTCCTAGTTTCCTTCCCTCCTTTCCAATTATGATTTTTTTCTCCAACAACTGCTTGACTTATTTGAAGACATTTTTTCCCTTTATTCCATGCTACTTGAACACCTTTCAAATCTTTATTCCACGCAAAAGTTCCTTTTTTCCATTGATTACCAATCATATCAGGCCGTTTTTTGCCAAGATGAGATAATCTCATTCTTTCTTTCGTTACTTCAGAATGTTTGTGTCCAAGCATTGACATAAAGAATACATTATGTCCTACGAAGCAGTTTGCTGACCTCTTACAAAACCTTCGACCAAGACTACCAAACCTCGCGTGGTATCCGCAGGGTCGGGGCCAAGACATGCCCAACCAAGATGCGCTGAAACCGTCGCGCTAATCGTTGATTCGGTAAGCTGTCCTGCACTTGTTCCCGTACCTCCTTCAATCTGCCGCCCATATCCGAATGCCGCAGTGGTATGAATTGCCGCAGAAAGTGGAGCAGACCATACCGCAAATGGAGTAATATCCACGAGCGCGTATATCTGTGCCACTGTCTCATTATCTGCCGCTACCGTAACTGTCCCCGTCGTTCCCGCATCAGGGTCTACTACTGCGCCATTTGCGCGTCCGAATCCAACGCAAACACCAAGGATTTTATCCCCTGCGGCGTTATATCTGCGTACCACGATACCGTTTCCCGAACTTTCTGTCGTAACTGAAAGCACATCTCCGACTGCTACTACAGCGGAATTATCAATAATGGTGCTCTTGAATATATGACCAGCTCGGTCAGGGCCTCCAATGATTATGGTGGGCGTAGAAAGAGGCGATGAAGCTCTGATAAAAGCCATAAATAATAAATACTAAATTGATAAAATTATTCTCCTATGTTACGCATCTGCCGTTCAATCCAATCTTTATGATTTTCCAGTATTTTTGCGTAATCTTCCTCTGATTTGACTCTCCCTTGCTTGATAAGCCCCTGTGCGATTTTCTTTTCATCGTCTGAAAGTTCATCCTTGCTTTTGCCTGTTCGTACGGAAAACCCGCCTCCGCGAAACTCTCCGCCGCGATTCAACGCTTCATCCGCAATCCGCTTCGCTTCCTTCTCCGCCGCTTCGGGGTGTGCCGCTAGGAATCCGCGCCGTATCGCCTGTTTAGGCGAAAACCCCTGTTCCATAAGAGTATCCGCAAGCGGTCTGATATTGTCCCACGACTTCTCAAAATCGGGATATTCACTAATCATATCGGCAACCGCGTCCCGCAACTGTGAACGCTTTTCCGCCTTGCGTTCACTTTCAAGCCGTTCAATGCGACTCTCAACATCCCCGCCGTCTTTCTCTTTCAAGAACTTTTTGACGGTTTCGGGGTCTTTAAGCACCGCATCCAACAGTTCGGCATGCGTCTCGTAAATCTTGGCTTTTTCATTACGGTCATCGTATGCCTCTTTCTTGACGACAATCTTCTTATTCTTGTCGGTTCCATCAAGGAGCTTATCCGCTTTCGCCTTTTTTTCCTCCTCTTCTTCTTTTAAGTCGGCTTCCGACTTTTGAGAGTTGAGCTCTTCCTCTTCTCGTTTTTTAAGCTCTGCGGCTTCCCGTTCCGCCTTTTCTTCTTCCGTTTCCATATTCTAAGCCGATTTTATGAGTACGGCTACCTCAAAAAATTGATAATAAAAACGCCAAACGAACTGCTCGTCTGGCTTTTTCTTTCGTCTATTCAGTTGTTAAGGACAACTATAAAAGACAAGTATTCATTTTGTCAACTATCCCTACTGTTGATAACTCACGCTAGGGGAATGGCAAGCGAACCAGACGAGGGATTCACTTGCCCGCGCGCCCCCTATCGGGAACTATCTTGGCATTCCTTACAGAATTGCCCACGACGAAGTATCTGACCGATAGAGGCATAAATCCTATTCGTACATATCGCATTTAGACATTTGCGAGATATGCGTCCCCTTGGCGGCTTCACTTCGCCAGTCTTGAAATCTATCCTTGACCTTCTTTCGTGAGTCACTGCCATTATAGTTTTGTTTTTAGAAAATTAGCAAACGATTTTCGCGCCTCCAATTCTTTTTTCTCTTTTGCAATCTGCGTATCAAGTATCTCGCTTCCCATTTCGTCTTTCAATCGCTGTTTTCCTGATGGCGTTGCAAGATATTCCAATTTCAACTCCAAATCCGCAATCTGCGCCAATGTATTTGCGTATTTCTCCCAAAAAAATCTATCCTCCACTTCTTTTTCAACATCACTGGCTGTTTTTTTCTTTCTCATTTTTCTGTTCTACCCTTCCTGATAATTTCTTCCAATATCTCGTAAAACCGCGCAATTCTTTCAGTTCCGTAACCGCTTTTCCTTCTTCTCGTTCCGTACCCGCCAATAAATTATATGCCAATTTGATGATGTATCGCTCGGTCATCTCCTTAAACGCCTTCCATTCGGAGCGTTCGGAGAGTTTTTGAAGAAGTTTACTTTCTTCTTCGGTTGTCGTAAAATCTTTGTCTAATTCGGAGAACATCTTTCGTTCATAAATAATTTGATAATAGCAATTCGCTCCTCAAGAAACCGCGCGTGTTGCTGATAGAGGCCAAGTTCCCGCTCCGCCTGTTCTTTTCCCATGTGCGTGGGGTCGGCGGCTTCTTTCGCCCTCGCCCATTCATTAACGCGAGTCATCGCCAATTCTTTCTCGGAATCTCGTATCACTTGCTCCAATAACTCCGAAAGCGGAGTGGCAAAATGATATTCCTCTTTTTGCGGATGGCGTTTTTGTTGTCTCGTCTCGTTCATAGTTGAGGCGTTGTTTGGTTAATTGTAGTGGAAG